GCGCTCGAAGTCGAACTCGGTCGCGCCGGTCATTGCCTTGTACTGGTCGATCTCGTCCGGGCGCATCTGCGCGCACAACACGATCAGGTCGCGCAGCGTAGCGCGCTCCAGCCTCCACTTTTTGCGAAGCGGCGGCATCATGCCATCACCCGGTTGTCGGCCAGATACACGGTTGTCGCCTGAATCTCCCAGCGCCCTGTCTCGCCGGCAAAGGTATAGCGCACCGACATGCTCGGCGCCGTGACTTGGATTGGGATGATGCCGCCCGGCTGCGTGTCCGATTGGATCGTGAACGGCGTGGTGAAGGTCGCAGGGTTGCGCTCGTCGTATCCGATCGAAACCTGCGGATCGCCTGAGCCGACGTAATCGAGCCCAAGGAGCCGCTTCTGCACCCCAGGACGGCCAAAGTCCAGCCATGGCCACTGCACCGTCGCCGGCACCGGATCAACGCCGTCCTGCCCGTTGTCTTCGTCCACTTCCCACACCTGATCGCCGATGCGCACGTACAGCTTGCCGTCCAACTGCGTCGCGTAATCGATATCGTCCTGATATTCGTAGATGCTCCACGCGCCGATCCCGCCGATGCGGCTCTGGCTGTAGACGTACACCTTCGACCCGAAGACGAGCCAATACTGGCCGCCGCCGGGATAGTAGAAGGCCACCGGATCGGAGCCCGGGAGGTCGGCTTGAATCAAGAAATCGACCGGCGTCCCAACATCGCCGGCTTGCAGGTTGTTCGATCCCGCCGAAATCGAAACTGATCTGACTCCCTGCTCGGTCAGGAAATACAACTCGCCGGCTGCGGACGCGAGCGCCTTTTGGTAGATCGTGCCGATGCTCGGGATGTTGTCGAGCAGCACCATATTGGCGGGGTCCGGGTCGGGCTGCCACAACTGCAGCTCACCCGAAGACATCACGACAAGGTTGCCGCGGTACAAGCCCAATGCGCGCGCACGCGGGTCGACTTGCGCCTGCAGTCCGGTCGGCAGGAATCCGGCGTCGTTCGGGGTGCTCCAGTCGTTCGGGTTGTTCGTCGCCGAGTAGCGAACAACGCTACCGTCGGCCTTGATCGAGAAGACCTTGGACGAGGCAATGATGACTTGCTTTGTGTTTGGGCACTTCGTGTCCTGAACATGCGGCGCAATGCAGCGCCACGTGATATTGCCGTCCACCACCGTACCGCCCGGCGTCGTCGGCCATGCAGGCTCGGCGATGCTTGAGTAGTAGTTGGCTTCCGCGAGCCATGTGATCACATTGGCCGTGACCGCAGTCCAAGTCACGGTGCCATCCACCACCGTCAAGCCGGCCGTCAGCGGCCACGCTGGCTCGGCGGTGCCGGTTGTACCGGCCACCGTCGCCTTGTAGACGAAGCCATTCGGAGATACGGGCGCAATGACCGCATCGAGCGCATGCACTACGCCAGTAACCCATGTTGCGACGGTCGTCATCAGGGTAACTCGCTACCGCGACGCCGCGGGTCTTGGTCAGGCGGGAACGGATCATATTCGCCGCCGATGTTGGGCGGGAACGGGGTCGTCGGAGGATCTGGCGCGGTCGTGGTGGGCGGCGCACCGACATAGCTGTACTCGTCGATCGTCGGGCCGAACGGGGCCGTCGATGTCGGCCACACCGGTTCCGTATCCGAGGTCTTGATCGGTGCTGTTCCTGCGACCGCGACCGCGCGGTAGTTGAACCCGTTGGGTACGGTCGGCTGGCGCAAGTCGCCGACCGTAATCGTCTCGCCCGGGTTCCAGCGCGGCGCAGTCGAAAGATTCGATGCTTCGTAGTAATACCCGTTTGGCGTTGTCGGCTGTACGCGGCTCAGGTAGCCGTACACCTTCAAGTCGTCCCATGCCGCCGGATTCTCGACCCAGTAGTGGAACACGTTGCCGTTGCTGAACTCGGCGACCACATACAGGCGCCCAAGGAACGGCTGCGCGAAGTGAATCTTTGCCAGCGTCAGCGCGGGGTTCGACGGGTGGGGCAGTACGATCGTCGCCAGCCCTGCGAAAGTTCCCGGCGTCGACGCGCTGAACACGACCAACTGCCCATTGAACGACGTGAGCCCAATGGTCGGCGCAGTGAATAGGGTATGGCGCAGCGTGAGGCCGGGGCGCGCGCGGATCGTCTTCGCGGTCGTCACGTAGCCGTTGACCAGCAGATACAGCGTTTCCGGCGATGCGCCGCCTTTGCTGCGCAACCGATTGATGCCGCCCTTCTGTGTGGAAAGCGTGACTTCGCGCATGGGTTACTGCCTGATCGGCCGAGTCATTGGCGGGAGTTCGCGTTCGCCGGGGATATACCGGCGCGTGCCGTGCGTCCCTGCGGTGTAGTTGCCGAGAAGAATCTCCAGGTCGCGATCGACAGCGTTTGCGTCCGCGTGCCCGTCGTGGCGCTTGGCCCGCGCCAGCGCATGCAGGAACACCGCCTCCGAATCGACGGCTGGGTAATCCGTGTCTGTCGTGAACGCCGCCGGGCCGTAATCCGCCTTGAACCACAGCACGTAAGTTGCCGCGTCCGGGGCCGGCCATACCTCAATACCCTGCCGCAGCTCGTACCAGATCGGCCGGGCTGCTTCCGTCATGTTGAAGTTTGAGGGGTTGATTCCCGAAATGAGCGGCACCCACGTCTCGTCGTCCTGCAGCCATGCCTCGCGAACACGCCGCGCGTCCATGTATTTCGTGCAGTTGACCGGAATGTCGTAGAAGCGCTCGCCTACCTGCGTCTGCCAGCCGAACCAGAGCGTGCGCCGCATGACGCGATAGCGCTCGTACAGTTGCATGTTCGCCGATTGCAGGTAGTCGTTCAGCAGTGCATCCATACCCGGTGGCGATACCTGGGCAGAATAGCCAAGCCGCACAAGCAAACGACCGCGCAGCACGGCTCGGGTCTGGTCGCGCGGGTCCACGAAGTCACCGCTGGTTCCGCCCGGACCCGACAGCGGAGCGCCGGAGCAGATCGTGCGGTCGTAATCGGACGCACCGCCGTTGAGAATAAAGGGGCCGTTCGATCCGCCTGCCATGCCGCTCTCCAGAAGTGATGGCGGAGCCGGTTTCCCAGCCCCGCCAGTAGGTCACGCAGGGGTTTCGTCTTTCGCGCCGTCCGGCGTGGTCTTGCCGGCGGTCTTCTTGCCGGCGGTTTTTTTCGGCGCTTCCGTCTCGGCTTCCGGTTCGTCCTCGACGATGGCCGCCCGCATGGACTTCTCCAGCACGCGAACGCCCGCCGAGCCGCGGCCGAACGTGATCTCGGCGTAAGGAATCTTCGAGTCCTTATCCCGGCCGTAGTTCTTCGCCAGGCGGCCCATCTCTTCGTCCGGCGGAAGCGGCGCGCGACCTTCAAACTCGAACTCTTCGATGTCTTCGAGTCCGCCCTGCCCGTAGATTTCCTTCAGCAGTTCCAGCTCCCAGAGCGGGCCTTGCTTCGGGATTTTGGTCATGGCGTCGCGAACGACCACGCATCGGAAGTAGAGGATCTTCATCAGACGGCCTCCAGGTACACGTTGGCGGTGCCGGTCACGCCCGCGACCGAGTTGCGGACGCGCACGAGCGGGTACGCCTTGATGCTCGTCTTGATGCCCGGGCTGGCCCCGGGAATGGAGATGGTGGCGAGCGTGCTGTAGCTGGTGCCGCCGTTCTCCGAGCCTTCGATCAGCATTGTGGTGGTGCCGCTCACGCCGGCCACTTCCACCTTTACGGCCGCCGATCGGTAGGGCAGCAGCGGCGTGTCGCGCAGCGTGACCGCAGTGGTCGCCGAGGTCGAGGTCAGCGGCAGCCCGGTCGCGAGGGTGATGGTCTTCATTGGTGCGTTTCTCCGGTGAGGGGATAGGGGTCGTTTTGCCCCTACCCAGCAGGCGATCAGGCGATGGACAGGACCGACATCGTGTTCGGCTTGGTGATGCCCATGCCGAAGCGCGAGGTCATGGCGCTGTAGTGGGTGTAGCGGTCGTAGACGCGCGGCGGTTTGCGCGGCACCTTCCACTGGCCTTTCGCCGGGTTGAGCTGCAGATACTTGCTGTTGAGGAAGTAACAGCGCTTGTCCCAGTCGATGGTCGATCCCGGAAAGTCAGCTTCGAGCTGGTCGAGAACCGGGCACCACGTCAGTTCGACTTCCTTGAAGTAGATGCCGGTCACGCCAGCATTCAAGCTCGGGCTGGTGCGGCCGTTGCCTTGGATGATGGTCTGGCGGTTTATGGTTCCCTTCGCGTCCTTTCGATAAGCGTCGAGGAACTTGGAGCCGACGAGGATATGCGTGGGTTGCTGGCCGCCGTAGCGCGTGCACTTGCGCCACTCGATTTCCATCGCTTCGACCAAGTTGCCGGCCGTCGCGGTCGAGATGCCGGTATTGACGTTGTTGCGCCAGTACTCGTTGCCGGCGGTCGCGCGGTTGATGCCGCCGACGGTGCCGGTGGTCGGGGTGGTCGAGACGAGGGCATCCAGGCCCGGCACGGCGTCGGTGCTCTGCGTGCCGTCGAGGAACAGCTGGTAGTCGAGGAATGCGTCGTGGCCTTCCTTGATCGCCATGTTGTTGGCGTCGAGGATATTGGACAGCTGGATGACTTCCTCGCGGGTCGGGGTCACGGACATGTTATCCGTCACGCTGATGCCGTTCTGGAGGAGCTGTTCCTCGGTCAGGCTGTAGCCGCCGTGCACGTTCGACCACAAGAACGAGGCCTGTTTGATGTTCTTGCGGTTGTTGTAGCCGACCTGATCGTCCGCACCGAACCAGCCGGTGTTGTCGTCGTTCGACGTGTAAATCTGGTGGACGATGTACTGCTTGCCGCCATCGAACGGCATCTTGCTCGATTCGAGCAGGTTCAGGAAGGGGTGGGCGATGTTGATCTGATCGACCGGCGGCTTGTTGCGGACGAAGTAGTCCAGCGACGTGAAGCTCGCATCGGCGATTTGCTGGGGGGTCCAGGGCATGTTATGCGCTCCGAGAGTGGATGAAAGAGGGTTTAGGTCTCTCACGCTCCCGGAGGCACAACGTCCGGTTATTCCTGTGCCTACCGGCTGCAACCCCGGCTCTTGCTGGCGTGGCGGCGCCGTGGCATTCGGCGCCTATGGTGCTGCGATCAGCCAACCCCAAGGCTGAGCATGATCGCTTCGGCAGAGTTGGTCGGCGCCTTCGCGCCTGCCCCCATCGCCGGGCGTCCCGGGTTCGCCGGGTCCGGCCGTGTCGTGGCCGGCGCTGCCGGGGCCGCCGGCAACTGGAACGCAGCATACGCCTGTTCGAAAGCGGCTGCACGCTCACGCAACGGAAGGCGGCCCAGCGTTACCTCCAGCATCGGCTTCATAGCCGCGTACTTTTGCGGATATAGCGGGTCTGTTGAGCGTAAATGCGTTTCCAGCGCCAGCAGTTCGCGCCTTACTGCAGCAAGCTCTTGCGCCTGTGCGTTCTGTGCGCCCTGCTGCGTTGAATGAGTGGTCGCCGCGGTGCGAAGCTGCCGGCCTTGTGCGATCTCCAGCGCGTCCTCGCGCGAAAGGTCCATGTTCGCCACCTTGGCCTGCAGGTCGGCATGCGCGGCCAGCGGGTCGTAGCCGGGCGCTTCGAGACCCAGCTTGGCGCCGATGGTGGCCATCTGCTCGCCAAGCGCCTCATACGCGCGTTGCAGCCGCACCGGGTCGCCGCTGTTGATGTGCGACAGCACCGCCACGGCTTGGCCGAACTGGTCGCCGGTGACGCCGTTCTGCTCCATGAAGGTGAACACCTCGTCCTGCTTCTGGACGCGCTCGGTCAGCTCGGTGATCCGCGGCTCCAGCTCCTTGACCTTCGCGGCCTCGCGGCTCAGCTCCTTGAACTTGGCCGTGGTGTCTTCCTTCGTGATGCCGAATGCCTTGGCCTCGGCGGTCAACCGATCGTCCTCAGCCTTGGCCTTCTGCTCGGGCGTCAGCTCAACCGGAGGGGCTTTCTGGTCCGGGGTTGCGGCAACCGGCGCAGGGGCTTCTGCCTTGGCCGGCTCGGCACCGACCGCGGCCGCGATCAGATCGACGGCACTCGGCGCGGTATCGGTGGACGCTTCGGTCGTGGATTCGGTCGTCGCGGCTGCGTCCGCGGGCTGCTGGTCATCGGCCGGGATAATCGGGGTATCGGGTTCCATAGTGCTGCTCTCTCGTCAGGGAAGGGTCGGGGGTGGAGCGGGCGACGGGCCGGGGGCTTGTTCGCCGGGTGCGGGCATCGGTCCGCCGGGCTGCTGCTGCATCATCTGGCCGGCCGCAGCCATCGGGGACGCCGTGGGGAGGAAGCGATCGATGTCGAGGCGATCGCCGACTCGGGAGACGGTCTCGCGCAGCAGTTCCTTCAGCTTGTCGGCCACTTCCTGCGGGTCGGCGCCGTTGGCCTGCGCGATCTGCATCATCAGGCCTTGGATCATCGGTAGGATCGTGGACCACGCTTGGCGCTCTGCCGACGTGTTGGGCTTGCCGCTGCTGCCTGCGCGGATCGCCACGTAGACCAGCGACCGCACAGCTTCCGGGTCGCCGTCGTTCGGCCACACGGCATGCGGACCGGCCCACTTCTGAACCTGCTCGCGCGGAAAGCCGCCCAACGCAAGTTCTGCGGTGTACTCGGCCATCTCGTCCAGCGCCATGTCCAGCGCGTCGCGCACGAAGTCGGTACGGGCGGATGTGCCAGCCTGCTCGATCTCGGCCTGCGTCGCGGTGATTCGCGGGCTGGCTCCCTGCGTCAGCGCCTCGTTCGCCCCGCTGATCGTCTCCATGTCCGAGCGGACCTTGGTGGTGTCGTAGATCGCCGGATCGATGCGGGCGTAGGCCTTGGGGGCGAAGCTGTTGCCCAGCGGCTCGCCGGGGCGCAGCGGCTTGAGGACGGTGTATTCCTGATTGCCGGAGCTGGTGATCTTGTCCACCTGCTTGTCGTCGAAGTTCGTGCCGTCCACCAGAACGCCCGGCTTGCTGCGGCGCTTGCTCTCGGCCTCATTGGATCGCGAACTGGCGTATTCCTGTTGCAGCTTTGCCAAACGGCCAGCAAGCGACTGCGGATGCCGCGTGCCGTCGCACTCGTACGGCGCCCACAGGAAATAGGGGTAGAACCGCGAGGTCTCGATCCTCGGCGGCATCGGCGCCCGCGCCCAGAACTCGCAGCCGTCGACCCACGTGTAGATCATGTTGTCCGACCGGCTCCAAAGCTCCCACACGCGCAGCATGCCGCGCGTGTCGTCCTGGTTGGCCTTGACCCAGAACTCGCCGTCGCCGGGGTTCTGCATGAAGCCGTCGGTACTCGGCGCGTCTTGCTCGGACTCGTCCGGCGCGCGCCACCGTGTCGCTTTCTGAAGCCGCTTCGGGTCGATCTGGTACTTGGCTGCGGCGTCTTCCGGCGGCATGTAGGTGCAATCCGCACCCCAAGGCGAGCGCACGTAGTCGGTGATCTTGCGCAGGCTGTGCGGCCATTGCATGTCCAGCGTGTCCACCCAGTCCACCGCGAGGCACCGGGCGACGTAGGTTTCGAGCCGCGCTTGCGCCCCTTCGATCTTGGCCTGCAGCAATGCCCGATCGGATGCGGGGTCTTGAATCTCGCCCTCTTCGATCTGTCCCGCAAGGGTGTCGATCGCCTGCATCTGCTGCTGGAGCAGGTACAGCTCCCGCTGCACGTTCGGATCGGCCATCAGGTCGCCCTGCATGCTGACCTTCACCCAGCCCTCGCCCGTGGTCAGGCCCGAGCGAACCCAGGGCTTCGCCTCAGCCTTCAAGCGTGCCTTGCGCCACATGCGCGAGACCACGATCTCGATGGTCTGGCCCAACCGGCGCACGAAGTCGTGATGGCTGCGTTCCTCGTCGGCCTGCTGGCGCTCAGCGTCCTGCTGCTGCAGGAATACGGTCAGCTCCTGTTCGTACTGCGCGACCTGCTGATCGAAAAGCGCTTGCTGCTCTGGACCTGCCGGCTGCCCCGTCTGCATCGTCGGCGATACCGGCGCGATAGGCGGCTGCACCCGCGGCTTGTACGGCGGCGCGGTCTGGTCCTCCGGCACCACGTCAACATCCGGGTCTTTGGCGTAGATGAAGGGCACCAGCGTATCGATGATCGCGGCGACCAACTGGGCCGACACCTCGAAGCCCTCCAGCGCCCGACCATCGGCGACAGCACGATCGCGCAGCACCCGGGCCCGGAACACCCGGTCGGCCTTGCGCGCGTCAGCTACCTGCTTCGCCAGCCGATTGACGAGGTCCTTCTCATCTTTCGAGACCTCGCTCGTCGCGTCCACTGACGCCTGCACTACATCGACCGTCTCGTTCACGTCAAAACCTCTTCGCTGGGGCGCGCTTTTCGGAAGAATACAGCCATTCCTTCGTGAAGGGCTTGACGCCCCGCTCCTCGGGGTCCGGCTCGGGGATGGCGTCCTGCAGCATGTCGATGCCGCGGCCGACTAGGCTGCACACGTCAACCATGTCGTCTGTCCGTCCCTGCTGACCATTGAACGCGCAGAGCTGGTTGATCAGGCGATCGCCCCACTCGGTGTTCGGGATCCAGACCGTCCCCGCAGCCGCTCGGGCAGCGAAGCCCAGCGCGCGGGATGCCTTGTTGCCGGCGGACGCCAGCGCCTCGCGGACCACGTATTTCTTGTTCCGGCGCATCGCCTCGGTGATCGAGCCGTCCACGGTGCGCAGGATGACGCCCTTCTCCTCGAATGCGTACAGCGGGCTGTGTCGCTTGTACAGCGCGATCAGGGCCGCGATCCACACGCTCGGGTCTTCCTGCCCGCTCCACCAGTCCTTGGCCCACAGGTCGCCGTTCGGGTCGATGCCCCAGACGCCATGCTCGGTCCAGTCGGGATCGGCATCGGGCTCTTCCGGGTCAGGTGCGCCTGCATAGTCGCTGGCCATGTACAGGTTCACCCGGGCCGGGTAGTTGGCCAGGTCGAAGCGCTTGAACCAGTGGCGCTTGAACAGCAGGCCGGCAGCACTGCGGCATTTCCCTTCCCACACGTGCTCGTACAGGTCTTCATTGACCGACTTGAGCGCGAGCCGCTCTGTCTCCAGCACGTCCGGGAACCATTTGTTGTCGCGCCAGTTGATTTGGCAGACCCACGCTTGGGGGTCCGATCCGACCACGAACCGACGGTGTACCTCGTCATCCTCCTGATCGGGGTTGTAAGTGGCCCATATCTCTGACCCGGGCTTGCGGATCGTCGGGACCAGCACTGACCAGC